CTGCATTTGAATATCATGGTTTACTAAACAATACTCTCAAACGCATGAGTGGTAAGAAAGGTTACACTCGTTGCAAAGAACAATTCGTCGCTACATCAACTAGTTATATTCCAGAAGATGAAGCCAATTTAGATGAAATGAAAGAACGCTTTATCAAGCGTGTGTTCAATGAAAAAATGACAGATGCACTACCATTAGTATACAAGGCTTATGATATGAAAAAGAATAATAAATTTACAGAACAATTTGAAAGCTGGGCTAACAATATAGCAGAAGGCTCTTGGGCACTGCCAAAAACATCTGATGATCAAGACAAGCTAATTGAACTATTAAGCCAAGAATTGCCAGTGGGTGTTGATGCACAAAACGCTACCAATGCGCTATACAGCATCTTTGGTGATGATATATTATTTGATAAACTAGGAGAACTGGCAGCAGTAGATCCTAAAGCAGATGCACGTGATACAGTTATGGATCGCCTACAGGATCTCAACCCAACTATGTATCAAGCCATCTTAGACGAACTTGGTGATCCTGATAAACCAGCAGAACCAGGTGAAGAACAAGAAATTGATGAAGGTGCCATGGGTGAATTACATGCAGAATTATCTGACAAGTATAATGAACTAGCACCAAAAATTGAAAAATATAAAGATGCAGCAGGCGCAGAACATCTGTATAAAGAACTAGCAGCTATCGCTAGGCAACATGGCGCATCAGAAGAATTTGACCGCATGTGTCGTGGTGCTAGGAACAGTGCCCATGCAGATTATGATACTAACCCAGGCGGATTTGAAAATTGGTTTTGGTATCTTGGTCTAGGTGATGCTGTAGATGAAGGCAACACATATGGCTCAGGTGATGGCGGCATGGACGGTGTAGTATACGAAGACAAAGAAGAATGTAGATACTGCGGCGGTGACTGCCCAAACGATGAAGAACATGCTTGCGATGGTTACCTAGGTGACATTGACGACTTGTACAAAGATCAAGTGAAAGAAGATGAAGAAGATGACGGTGGCTTTGAAGCCATCCAATCAGCTATCATCCGTAGGATCGCACACAGTCATCATGAACTATTAAAGAAACTAGGCCCAGATGGTGTATTAGAAGCGGCCCGTGAAATAGCAGAATTCGCTGCACCTGTTGAAGAAATTGGTAGCAGTGACATCAGCAGTTGGGTTCGCATGATCGAACGCGACGCTGGTATTGAACAAGAACACAGTGACCTACACGAAGCATTTGAACAAGCATTAAACGAAGACGTAGTCAACGTAGGCGATATCATAAGAAATCGTGCTCAACCAGAAATTTCAGGTAAAGTACTCAGGGATGAAGGCGAAAATTATATCATCCAGGTAGATGGCGAAATATATCATATTGAAAAAGTTAACGCAGAAGTAGTTAAAAAATTCAATGCGCCAAATTTAGAAGAAACAGACAGTAGATTTATGGCATGGTTAAAACCGTTAATTGGCAAAGAAGTTTACATTCCAGCAGAAGGCACGATGGCTACGATCTTAGGCCCTAGCCCAAATACAAAACTTCCAACAGCTATCCAAGCTAAATTAAAAAATGGACAAGTAGTTACTACAGCACCAGGCTTATTCAAAGATACTAAACCAGGACCATTACAACAATGGATAGACAAAGGCAAAGCATTGACAGGTTTCGTCCAAACAGTCCCTAGTGTGGCACAATCTTATGGCAAAGTACCAGGTCCTATGGACAATTTATATAAACAAGATTGGTCAAGTGTTAAAGAAGATATGAAAAAACTAGCAGGTTTAAAATAAGATACAATATCATAAGACAAAGGCACTTTTATAGTGCCTTTTCTTTTGCCTGATAAGTATGATTATGCATCCATTGGAACGATTTTTCTGGCAGAAAGTTAATACCGTTAACTATCATGATCGATTTGAAACGATATTAGAATTAGAAGATGTTCTAGTAGTAAATTTTGATTGTTTATTTGAACGTACATACTCTTTAAGAGGAGTAGATCAACTAATATATCAATTACACAAACAAGGGCAAAACAAAAGATTTTTATTTTTATCTGAAGATGGGTCAATACTACAACTATCTGGCGCAATCGAAATAATTAAAAATATTGTTGAGTGTTTTTCTTTAACGTCAGATACCTGCGCAGTTATTTGCAGAGAAGATTTTGAAATCCCTAATATTACTGTAATTAAAAAAGAATCAGTACCTCAATGGTGTGGAACATTATATCCAACAATAAAAGACATACCTATACCGCAAGGACCTTTTAGCAAAAAATTTGCTGTATGGTTTCATCGTGGTACATTTTATAGGTTATTAGTTGCTAAACACCTTAAAGAAAACTACGTAGATGATAGTCATATTTCGTATCAGGAACCTGGTATGTTATGTGATTGGGGATTAAAAAAGTATTTTCCAGATGAAATCGCTTGGGCAGAAGCGAATACTCCTATCATATATGATCAATTATTCCCTATGCGAGTGTATGACCACGAAATGATTGTAGGAGCGAGCCGTAAACCTTACAATGATTATTTTATGGAAATAATTGTGGAAACAGATTGTATAACTACAACTTGGATCACAGAAAAAACAGTTAAAAATTTATACATAGGTAAACCATTTGTTGTGATGAGTGGCGCAGGGACTTTAAACAAACTTAAAACATTTGGGTTCAAAACATTTAGTCCATGGATTAACGAAACCTACGATACTATTACAAATAACTATGATCGATTACAAGCAATTATTTCTGAAATTGATAGAATCGCACAATTATCGTATGCTGATCTTCAACCCATGCATAAAGAATTAATGCCAATATTTGAACATAACAGGCAGGTGTACATTGAAAATATTAATCGCAGGCGATAGCTGGGGAGTCGGAGTATTTTCAGGTGTGGGTGATAATTATGCCCCCACTGGAGAAGGCATACAATCTATTTTAGAAAGTATGGGACATACCATTACGAATATTAGTCAAGGTGGTGGCAGTAATTGGCTAATGATAGATAGATTAGAAGGACAATGGCATCATACTGGTAGGTCATTATATGGTACGTTTCTTGATAAAATAGTAGAATTTGATTTAAATTCGATTAATCATATAATATTTTTACAAACAGACATATTCAGAGAAAAGTATCTTTATGTAAAACAGACCCCTGAAGATACGCATACCAAATGGAAAGCCTTAGACCAAAAATTTGTAGATTCATTGACTAATTGGGCGTCAATGCAAGCAATGATTGATGACTATTTTACTGGATTTTATTCTAAATTAAACAGTATAGCAATCAAATATAATATCAAAATATTGTGTGTTGGTGGTTGGAGTCAACTACATCCTAGCATAACTAACTATTCAAATCTTGTTGCGGCTGTACCAAGTGCAACTAAATTATTAATACCAGAACTTAAACAAGATGGATATCTCAGTGATCCAGAATGGTTTAGTCAATTGGATAAGGAACCAGCATTCATGCAGAAATTTGGCACAGAATTTAAACAATTAGCCATAGATAATGCAGATAAATTAGATTTAATTTACCGTAATTGGCATGAAGTTCACCCAGATATACACGGTTATCAAAAGATTGTTGATGTTTTGGTAAAATATTTGTAAAATAATCATTGCGAGATAAATAATAATAGCGTATTATGTTTTATATGACTAATACGTTTAGGCATATTTTAAGACCAACTTAAGGAGAAATAACATGGCAACTTCATTAGCAGAAATCCGTGCAAAATTACAAGCACAAGAGTCACGCAGTTCAGGCAATTCACAAGGTGGTGGCGATAACGCTATCTACGCACATTGGAACATCGCAGAGGGTCAAAACGCTCGCATCCGATTCCTTCCAGACGCAAATACAAAAAACACATTCTTTTGGGTAGAACGAGCAATGATTAATTTACCATTTGCTGGCATTAAAGGTCAAGCAGACAGTAAACCAGTCACAGTTCAAGTACCTTGTGTTGAGATGTGGGGCGAAGCATGTCCAATCTTAGCAGAAGTACGTACTTGGTTTAAGGACCAAAGTTTAGAAGAAATGGGTCGTAAGTATTGGAAGAAACGATCATACTTGTTCCAAGGTTTTGTGCGTGAGAATCCATTAAAAGATGATCAATCACCAGCAAACCCAATTCGTAGATTTATCATCAGCCCACAGATTTTCAATCTAGTCAAGGCTGCATTGTTAGATCCAGAGTTAGAAAATCTTCCAACAGACTACCAAGGTGGTTTAGACTTTACAGTTACTAAAACATCAAAAGGTGGTTATGCTGATTACAGCACATCAAAATGGTCACGTAAAGAATCTGCACTAACAGCAGATGAAGCGGCAGCGATTGAGCAATATGGTTTGTTTAATCTAGCTGATTTTCTTCCAAAGAAACCAAATGATGTTGAATTAAAAGTTATCAAAGAAATGTTTGAAGCATCAGTGGATGGTCAAGCATATGACTCAGATCGTTGGAGTAACTATTACAAACCAAGAGGTATGGGCGCAGCTAACACAGATGCGGCTCCGGCAGCAACACCAGCAGTATCAGCACCAGCAGTAGCTGATGAGGAATTTGATACTCCTGCTGCTCTAGTAGCATCTCCAGCACCAGTAGTAGCTGAAGCGGCTCCTACAGCACCAGTGGCAACACCTCCAGCGGGTGGCACACAACGTGCTGAAGACATCTTAGCGATGATCCGCAATCGTCAGAAGACGCAATAAGCAATACATAGATGTTAAGTAGGATAGATGATATTATCTTTCCTGACCGTTGTGAAGTTATTGAATTAGCTTCACAACGGTACATCTATTCCATTTTTAAAAATGGCAGTAGTAGTATCAATGAATATGCTCAAGCACAGAAGTGTAAAATCTTATTCAATGAACAGATAAGAAAGCTAACTGATATCAATGTGATCATAAGAAACCCCCAAGAGAGATTTATCTCTGGATTTAACACCTACGTCTATAATATCTTAAGGGATAATCCCCAATTGGATTTAGATACTATTATCTATTTCGCTGAAACATATTTGTTCCTTAATAGACATTACGCACCACAGTTTAGTTGGCTAGTTAACCTAACAAGATACACTGACAAATCTACAACTAAGTTACACTTACATGGAATGGATAGTTTAAAAGAATTTACTCCTCTGAATATAAAACCAAACGAAGAAAAAATATTATCACAGGAAGTCGTAGATAGACTAAACACAAATATACATAATGAAATGTACCTAAGAATAGATAATTTACTATTAAGTTTAGTTGGACAAACCCTGACATTTAATGAAATATTAACATATCTTAAAGAACAAGATCCCAAGGCCTGTGAGCATGTATTGTCCTAGACTAGATCATTTTGTTCGTCTTAATCCCAACGGCACTGTTAGTCGTTGTGGCCATATGACTAGGCAGGCACAATTTCTTACCTTAGAGTCCATGGAAAACAGCGAATGGTTGCATGAGATTAAAGAAAGTATGGCAAAAGGCATTTGGCCTGATGAATGTGAACGCTGTATGGAAACAGAACAGGAAAACAATACCAGCATCAGACTAAATGCTATTAAATTTGACAAATTACAAACCACAAAAGATTACCTAACCGTAGGTGGTGTACTAGACAATGTATGTAACAGCGCATGTCTAACCTGCGATGAAAATCATAGCACACTAATTGGTGGTTTGAAAAGTAAAACATATCCTATTGTAGATAACTCTAATGCTTTTTGGAAATTGCCATTGGATAGAGTGGTACACTTAGACATTAACGGTGGTGAACCTAGCCATAGTAAAAACTATAAACATATACTGGTAAACTTACCCAAGTCAATTAAATCAATCAGACTAAACACAAATTGTAGCACAGTATTAGAAGAACTTTTAACACTTTGTGAACGTGGTGTACAGGTTACTGTTACAGTTAGTCTAGATGGTATTGGATCAGTGCATGATCTTGTACGTTGGCCCATTAAATGGGACAAGTTCTATGCTAATCTACAACGGTATATGGCCATGCCTGTTAAACTAAACACATGGACTACTGTTAGTGCCCTGAATGTAGACGATTTACCTAACATATTAGAGTTTGTTAAAGAACATAATTTAGATCATAGCTATGCCTATCTTAAAGAACCTAGAGAATTGACCGTTGAAAATAAAGGTGCGCCAGAATCATTGGCATATATACAAAAACAAAACAAGTTGAGAGGCCTATGAAAATTGCTATAACAGGACATTCAGCAGGTATAGGTCAAGCATTAGCCAAGATATATGAAGCACAAGGACATGAAATCGTTGGACTTAGTCGTCGCAACGGATATAACATTCGCAGTCTACCTAAAATAGCAGGTATGATCGAACCCTGCGATATGTTTATTAATAATGCACAGTCTGGATTCGCACAAACTGAATTATTGTTTGAAGTATGGCGCAAATGGCAAGGACAAGAAAATAAACATATCATAGTAATTAGCACACAAATGACTATGGTACCGGTATCACCTAGGGTTGAATGGGATGAATATTTAGTACAAAAACGTGCCTTAGAAGAAGCATGTAATCAACTACGAGCTAGATCCATGTGGCCATCAATAACATTAGTTAAACCTGGTGCGGTCGCTACACAACCTGATGCAGGATCAGATCATGCTAACGCTGATGATTGGGCTGAAAAATTAGTAGAGTGTTTGAACTCAGTTGGACCAACTTTAGAGATTAATGAAATAACCCTAGGACCAAATCATCATGGATCATAAAACGTACCTTACTAAGAAAAATTTCTGTGTACTACCATGGATTGGTGTATATATTCAACCTAACGGAGACGTTAGGAATTGCGCCGTTACTCCAGAAACCATTGGTAATATCAATAATGAAAAATTAGTTAATATTTTAGAAGGACAAGCAAATCAAAATATTAAAAAAGATATGTTGTCTAATGTGTTCCATGATAGATGCTCACACTGTTACAGGTTAGAGCATAATCAACGCAATAGTTTTGATCAAGTTAGTAATAGAGTTTGGTATTTGAAAACAGTAAAAGATGATGATTTATCTATGTTTGACCAGCCAGAGAACTACACACTTAAAATGTTAGATCTTCGTTGGAGCAACACCTGTAACTTTGCCTGTGTGTACTGTGATGAGTATCTAAGCAGTGCGTGGGCACGCGAGCTTAACAAGACACCAATTATTAATGAACAAGCACTACAGGAATCTTTAGAATATATCTACAATAATCTAGAAAGCGTAAAACATGTTTATCTAGCAGGTGGTGAACCATTATTGATTAAAGAAAATGTTGTGTTGTTGGAAAAACTTAAAGAAATAAATCCAGATGTAACTATTAGAATCAATACAAATTTAAGTGTTATTGATGGTCCGGTATATAAATTACTCAAAACATTTAAGAATGTTCATTGGACAGTTAGCGTTGACAGTATTGAAGAAGAATTTGAGTATGTCAGATATGGTGGCACTTGGACAAAATTTGTAAAAAATCTACAAGAACTAACACAAGATTTTAAACTAATTAACTTTAATTCAACTTGGTTTGTTCTAAATGGATCGTCGATATTAAAATGTTTTGACTTCTTACAAGGAATGGGATTCCATGAAAATACATTTATTGTAAACCCATTGGATACACCTGCTCCGTGGCATGTAAGCAACTTACCAATTCATATGATTGATGATATTAGAATTAAATTAAAGGCTAAATTAGCAACATCAAATCCAAAATATTCTCTTTACAATTCGTTACAGTTGATGTTAAACTATTTAGATATACCGTTCGATAAGAACATCGATTCAACATTCGCTGAGCTAAAAGAATTAGATCAACGAAGAGGATTAGATAGTAGTACAGTATTTACAGAATTATATAATTTAATAGAGGGCAAATAATTATGGCAAAACTATTTGACTTAGCATCATTGGTTCAACTATGGAAATTAGATAGCCATTCTATTTTTAAAGATTTATATACATGTTGTATTTAACTTACCCTCACGGTGGGTTGGGCCATACCCTAATAGGGTTGATAGACTATTGTACAGTAGAAGGTGATGCAGACCACTCAAAATTTAAAAATATAGTTGGGAATCAACATCAGATAGAATCGTCTTGCATAAAAAGTATTAATCATCCAAATAAAATTAATACTAAAGAATATATTGAATGGGCTATGCCTAATTTGCTAGTATCTACATCATTTAACATTCGATCCAGGATACTGATTCTTGAGATGGGACATTATAAAGTAGATTTTTGGCCAGCTCCTACCTCTGAGGATATAAGTATATATTCTAAACAAGTGGCCGAAACTATAGGTGAAAAAATCGAATTGGCTGGAGTCGGGATAAAAAATAAATTAACCAGTCCGATAGATTGGTACACTGAGTATGATAAAATTTTTGAGATTGACTGGTATTGGAATAATCGTCTTGCCATTGTACAATATTTAAAACTATGTGGATTAACGCCATTGGCAGACAGAATCGATGAATATGCAGATAATGTGGTTGTAGCCAATCAATCTTTTGTTAACAAAGTTGACAGGTATTATCAGTTAGTTGATCAGATTATTGCTGGAAAAGACGAACCAATTACTTTAACTTTTTACGAAAGCAGTTTAATTTATGCGATGCTGTTAATGCATTATAATAAATCACATACAGATTGTCGATTATTGTCGAGCATGCCTACAAATACTCAAGATTTTTACAACATTTTTAACTAATAAAAAAGGAAATAATCATGGCAAAACCATTTGATATATCAAAATTTAGAAAATCAATTACCAAGTCAATCGATGGACTTAGCACGGGATTTAATGATCCTACTGACTGGATCTCAACAGGCAATTACACACTTAACTACTTAATCAGTGGTGACTTCCACCGTGGTGTGCCACTAGGTAAAGTTACAGTGTTTGCTGGTGAAAGTGGTGCAGGTAAAAGTTTTATCTGTAGTGGTAATTTAATCCGTAATGCACAGAAAGATGGCATCTATGTTATCTTAGTTGATACAGAAAATGCGCTTGATGAAAAATGGTTGCATGACTTAGGTGTAGATACCAGCGAGGATAAACTACTTAAACTCAATCTAGCTATGATTGATGATGTAGCTAAAACAATCCATGAGTTCATGAAAGAATATAAGACATTACCAAAAGAAGATTGTCCAAAGGTCTTGTTTGTTATTGACAGTTTAGGTATGTTATTGACACCAACAGACATCAATCAATTTGAAGCAGGCGATTTAAAAGGCGATATGGGCCGTAAACCTAAGGCATTGACAGCATTGGTGCGTAATTGTGTAAATATGTTTGGTAGCCATAATGTTGGATTAGTAGCAACTAACCACACTTATGCATCACAGGACATGTTTGATCCAGATGATAAGATTTCAGGTGGACAAGGTTTTATCTACGCATCAAGTATCGTAGTTGCTATGCGTAAACTTAAACTCAAAGAAGACGAAGATGGTAACAAGATTTCAGAAGTCAAAGGTATACGTGCTGCATGTAAGATCATGAAAACTAGATATGCCAAACCTTTTGAATCAGTGCAGATCAAAATTCCATACGAAACGGGTATGAACCCATACAGCGGGTTAACTGATATGATGGAAGCCAAAGGCTTGCTTAAGAAAGATGGTAACCGCCTAGCATTTGTCACAGCAGATGGCAAAGAAATCAAACAATTCCGTAAAGCATGGGAATCAAATGAAGAAGGTTGTTTAGACATTGTGATGAAAGAGATTTCAGCTAATGCTAAACTATTAGAGAATGGTCCAGCACCAGAAGCACCAGCGTTACTAGATGAGGAGATAACAGAATGAGTATTGAATTAGATGCATTAGGCGAAGTTTGGCTTACTTGTAAAGAGTATATCGCTCCTAAAGATCGCCAAGCGGCAGCAGATCATGTGTTGGCTATCGTAGCAGATCACAATATCGTTGAACGTGACCTTAAAACATTTGCAGGTACAGACAGCTATCTTAAACGTAGTCTACAAGAATATCTAGGCGAAGACGAAACGGAAGAAGCTGATTACGATGAAGATGAGGATGATGACTATTAATGTCAGAATCCAAAAAAAGATATTTTCCTATTCAATCTAAAGTATCCTGCAGATTAAAATGGAGTTGGTCTACTTTATTTTTAAATAGTGGGCAAACATCATCATGTCATAGAGCAAGTTTGTCAGAATTAACTAAAGAAAATTTCTTTGAATTTCATAATACTGAAAAAAAATTGGGTGATAGAACAAGAATGTTACAAGGCCAATGGCCAGGTAATGGATGTGAATATTGTAGAGATATAGAACAAGCTGATGGGATCAGTGATAGACAAATACAGTTATCAATTGCAGGTCCTTATCCCCAGGAATTAGATCAAAATCAAAATTTAATTAAAGTTGATCCTGTATTATTAGAAATTTTTTTTAAAAATACCTGTAACTTAGCTTGTATATATTGTACACCAGCATTTAGTTCTAGGATTGATGGAGAAGATAAAAAATTTGATAGTAAATTAATTAAGTTAGCTAAGCATGATGAAATCTTGGCAGCTAAGAAATATGATGAGTTAAGCCCGATATTTTGGCAATGGTTAGATAACGGTTATACTAAATTGAAAAGAATATCAATTTTGGGTGGAGAACCATTTATACAAGATGATTTTTTTAAGTTAATCGACTATATTGAATCTAATCCAAATAAGGATCTTGAACTTCAGGTAATAACCAATTTAATAGTTAAACGAGAAATTTTAGAAAAATTTGTTAGTAGAATAAAAGAGTTATTAGCTAACCGGGTATTAAAAAGAATAGAAATTATGGCTAGTGTAGATTGCTGGGGAGTAGAACAAGAATATATACGTTATGGCTTTTCATGTTCTATATTTGAAGAAAATATAAATTACTTACTTAAACATAAATTTATAACGTTGACATTAATGTCTACAATTACATCATTGAGCATACAGACTTTACCTATTCTAGCAGAAAAAGTACTGTCTTGGAACAAGGAAGGTTCTGTAAAATGGTGGTCTGGATTAGTATTACCAATAGATCATCATGTGCTTAGTCCATCCTTTTTTGATTTTAATGATTATAAAAATTTATTACAAATAGTTGTTGAAAAGATATCTGTTCTTCCTGATCAACATAGAGAAACTAAAAATACTATATTTGGACTAATAGATAAATTAAAAATAACTAGTAAACAAAATATAGACAAACAAAAAGAATTATTGTATTATTTAAATGAAATAGATCGTAGAAGAAATTTAAATTGGAGGAAAACCTTTCCATGGTTAGAGGAACATTTTAAAAAATGTGGTATAGTAGAGTAGTAGCAAGTCTAGGTAGTATTCCTGATTTCATAGCTCACTATGAGCGGGAACTAGAAGACGCACGAAAGGAAGTTACTGTCTATGGTAACATAGAAAAGAATCTTGCTGGCCTGCCCGGAATTACAGAACGCCGTTTCAATCAGCTACAAGAGATTGAAGCAGTTCTTAATTACCTCAACATACAGTTAAGAAAAATACGCAAGAAACACTTCCAAAAGTATCTAGAAGGATACGCTCGTGCTCTGACTAGTCGTGATGCTGAAAAATATGTTGATGGTGAGGATGAAGTAATCGACTTTGAAACTATCATCAACGAAGTAGCACTATTACGTAACAAGTGGTTAGGTATCATGAAAGGACTCGAAAGCAAGAACTTCATGTTAGGACATGTCACACGCTTGAGAACAGCAGGTATGGAGGATGCATCAATTGGCTAGACACAGTTTGGGTATATTAGAAACTATACGTCAATATGATACTTTCTTAGAAAGCCTAAGAAACATAGCTGACGTGGGCTGTGGCACAGGTGAAGATGTCGCTTGGTGGTCCACTTTAGAAAATTATGCTGAGCCACCAGAACTCTATAACTTTAATTGTTTTGCAGTAGATAATGATCCTGCTAAACTAGCACAGGTCCCCACTCTCAAAAATATCAATAAAGTTCAAAGAGATTTCAGTGATGAGCATATATTTCCAGTCAGCATTGATCTAATGTGGGCGCATGATAGCCTACAGTACAGCACTGATCCATTGCTGACATTACGTCGTTGGAACGAAGCCATGACTGTCAATGGAATGTTGATATTGTCTGTCCCACAACACACAGGCATTGAGCATAATCAACAGTACAGCAGAGGCTATAATAGATGTTATTTTCACTATACTCCAGTCATGCTGATTTATATGTTGGCCGTAAATGGATTTGATTGCCGTGATGCATATCTATTGAAAAAATTTCAAGACCCTTGGATCAATATGGCTGTATATAAAACAGACGTCGCTCCAATGGATCCAGCAACAACCAATTGGTACGATTTAATTGATAAAAAACTATTGCATCCTAGTATAGTTGATTCAATCAACACCAGTGGTTATCTTAAACAAGAAGAAATCATCATGCCATGGTTAGATAAAGAATTATACTTTATTGACTACGTTAGCAAAAAGATGGAATGGAACCCAACAGAACCTCCAACAACAACTGGTGTGTTTAATGAAGTGATTAGATCTACAGAAACCACAGTGATACAGGCTAAACCAGCAAGTAAAAGTCAACAGTTACTTAAACCCCTGCCACCAACAAGGAAGAGTTACAAACATGATTAATACAGTGGTAATTTGTACAGGTGGATTTGATCCTCTGCATTCAGGACACATAGAATATCTCAAAGCAGCTAAAGCTCTAGGTAATATACTGATTGTTGGAGTTAACAGTGATAGTTGGCTTGAACGTAAAAAAGGACGTGCATTTATGCCGTTTAAAGAACGCCAAGCGATCATCAGTAATTTGAAATTCGTAGACTATGCTATCGCCTTTGATGATACAGATGACAGTGCTTGTGACATCATTGAAGAAACTAAACAAAACTATCCTAACAGCAGGATTATCTTTGCTAATGGGGGTGATCGTACTGCTAAAAACATTCCCGAAATGTCGGTTACAGATGTAGAATTTGTATTTGGCGTAGGTGGTAAAACTAAAAAGAATAGCAGCAGTTGGATCTTAGAAGATTACAAAGCACCTAAAACAGAACGCCCATGGGGGTATTGGCGTGTATTACATGAAATGCCAACAGCTAAAGTTAAAGAACTTACCATAGAACCTGGGCAAAGCCTAACCATGCAACGTCATTGGGATCGTTGGGAGTTTTGGTTCATAGCGGAAGGACGTTGCTGTGTTGAAACAGAATGGGAAGATAGTCCAGAGCTCAATAGGACCTATGAGCTAGATACATTCTACCATCAATGGATTAGCAAAGAATCCTGGCATAGACTGTACAATCCTTATAATAGACCCTGTAAAATAGTTGAAATCCAATACGGTATTGCCTGCGACGAAGAAGATATAGAACGCAGATAAATACTGTATCATGAAAATTAAAGATATATTATTTGAGTTTGTTGTTCCCCAACAGCTAACAGCATTAAATGACCTAATAACCGCGGTTGAAACAGGTAAACTTACAGGTGCCGCACTAGATACAGCCATTAAAGCCATCAAAGTCATCGACGATAAAGCACAACAATTATCTCATGATAATACTCCACAGGTAGCACCCACCCCACAACCCACTAACGAAGCAAAACAATTAACTACACAACAAAAAATTGCTGATCTTCGTGCTAAAATGAGTAATCCAAAAGACGCAGATGCAGTTTTAAAAGCTCTGCAAGCTGCAGGACTCACTGAACAAAAAATTTATGCTTTTTTACGCAGTGCTGCTGATGTAGGAAGAGAAGAAGAATTCCAAAGCCATGTCCAATGGACAGACCAACT